AATCATACCAGGCGCAATATCAGCCTTTGGAGTAAGTCAACAAAATAGAGTCCAAAGACACCAAGCTAGAGAACAAATGCAATTTCAGGAACGCATGTCTAGTACGGCCTTTCAAAGATCAATGGCCGATATGAAATTAGCAGGACTAAACCCAATATTAGCAGCCAGGCACTCCGGAGCATTTACGCCGGCCGGAGCAATGGCAAACATACAGGACCCCTTGTCAACAGGAGTCACTTCAGCATTCCAAGCTCAAAAAACAGAAGCAGAAACAGCAAAAACAAAAGTAGAAACATTAATTAAAAAAACAGAAAAAATAATAGCCGATACAAAAATAACAGGAGCGAAGCGAAAAGAACTACTCGAAAAGCAATATACAAGAGTACTTAAGGCTATAGATAAAGTATCAGATTCAACAGCGAAAGCTCATCTAAAAGAATTACTTAAAACAATTGCAGGATACATAGGTCTCAAACCGGAATCCGAATTAGAACATAAAAAAAGAACACAAAAAATAAGACAAAAGAAAACACAGAGATATAAAAGCTCACTTCCTAAATGGGATCTATCAGATCCACGACACGGAAAATAAAGGAATACCATGGCAATATTACCCTTCAGAACTGCATACGATAAATTAAACAAAGAGGTTTCACAAAAAACCTCAATCAGTTTCCTAGACGAAGATGGAAACATACCATCAGGCAGAACAAAACAAGATTGCAAAGAAGAATGCGACATTAACTATGTCCTAAAAAAATATGATAAAACAGGCTTATTACTTCATGTAAATAAAGCCAAAGCACAATACGGTGATTACACAACCGTTAACGAATACCAAGTAAATCTAAATAAGGTCATGGAAGCGCAAGCATCCTTCGATGACCTACCAAGCTCAGTCAGAAAAAGATTTCAAAACGATCCAGGAGAATTCCTGGAATACATAAGCAATCCAAAAAACGATAAAGAAATGATCGAACTGGGCCTGGCAATACCAAGGCCTACAGACGATCCAATCAAAGTAGTGGTTACTAATCCACCTACTACAAAAAAACCTCCGGAAACGGATGTAAATTGGCCTCTAAAGACATCTAAGGATGACTAGAAGAGGCCCAGGGGACAGTACCTCTCTTGATGTAACTGTCCCCACTGACCCCTTTATGGGTCAGTACACAAACACTCAAGGATCGAAATATATTTCGGTCCTTAAAAATTCCCCTCTCAATACATATACCACACAAAACCCCACTAAAAGGAAAGATAATTATGGCTCGAAAACGATTCAAATTAACAAGAAAACAATCAAAACGATCATTCAGAAAAGGAACGAGAGTTCACAGAAAAAATTCAATGAATGGAATGATAGGCCCAATGAGAGGAGGAATAAGACTCTAATGCCCTGCTATCATCCGATGCAAGCATGGCATTCAAAAGTAAAAAACGACAGCGGAAAAAGATCTTTAGTATTCAACTCAACTCAAGCATACCAATCAGATAATCCAATAGAAATACAATGTGGACAATGTATTGGATGCAGACTAGAAAGATCACGCCAATGGGCAATACGCTGTCTACATGAAGCAAGTCTCCATGAAGACAATTGCTTCATAACATTAACCTTCTCAGAAGAAGGATTACAACAACGTGAAAACGATTATATAAAAATAAATAAAAAAAGAAAAAAGCCAAAACCATTACCACGTAAAGATTCAGTCTTTACAGAAGACAATCAACTCTTCATGAAAAAACTTAGAAAAAAATACGGCTCCGATATCCGCTTCTATCATTGCGGAGAATACGGAGACGCAAATAAAAGACCTCACTACCACTCCCTTCTATTCAATTTCGACTTTCCAGATAAAAAATTACTAACAATAAAAAATGGAGAAAGACACTACGTATCAGAAATATTAGAAGGAACAGAAAATTATAAAATAAATCATTCACACTTATTTAAAAATGATAATCATAAAAAAATCAAAGGCCTATGGCCTTACGGAATGTGCATCATAGGAGATGTCACATTCGAGAGCGCGGCATATGTAGCGCGATACATCATGAAGAAAAAATTCGGCAAACAAGCCGAAGAACATTACAAGGGTAGAAAACCAGAATATACAACAATGTCAAGAAACCCAGGCATAGCAAAAAAATGGTTCGACAAATATAAAACAGATCTCTACCCTTCAGACTTCATAGTAGTAAACAGAAATAAATGTAACGTCCCAAAATACTACGACAAACTATTAGAAAAATATTTCACCTTCGAGTACGAGGTTCTTAAAGATAAGAGAATAGATAATATGGACGTACATCATCCAGACTTAACAGAAGACCGCTTGGCGGTCAGAGAAATAGTACAAACAAAAAGACTAGAACAGCTAGTCAGAAATCACGATAGAGAAAAAGGATAAAAAAATGCAACTAAAAATGTACAGTCTATTTGATAATAAAATAGACGCTTACGGAGTGCCTATGGCCTTCAGAAATGAAGACGAGGCACGAAAAGAATTAGCATACTTTTTAGAAAACCAAGACCATACAAAAATAAATCCAATAGATTACGAAATCTTCTATATAGGAGAGTTCGATACAAATTCAGGAAAATATAACTTACCAGAAAAACCTGAACACATAATAAATTGCAAACAAATAATATCACACTTAGAGAAAGCAACTAAAATAGATGGAGTTACAAAATGAAAATGCCATCAGTAATGAATCATGACTTTTCAAAAGTCCCTAAAGCCGATATACCAAGATCTAGTTTTAATAGATCACATGGCTTAAAAACAACATTCGACGCGGGAAACTTAATACCAATCTTCGTAGACGAAGTGGTCCCCGGAGATAGCTTCAATTTAAACATGGCAGGCTTCGGACGCCTAGCCACTCCAATAAATCCAATCATGGATAACATACACCTAGAAACTTTCTTCTTCTTCGTACCTAACCGTCTACTATGGGAAAACTGGCAAAAATTCAATGGAGAACAAGACGCACCAGGCGATAGCACAGACTTCTTAGTACCAACTGTCACCCCACCAGCTGGGGGATTCCTAAATGGATCTCTATACGATCACTTCGGAGTACCTACACAAGAAGACATCGGCCCAATAAATAATCTACATGGCCGAGCATATAATCTCATCTGGAACGAATGGTTCCGAGATGAAAACTTACAAGATCCTCAAATAAAAGAAATAGACGACGGCCCAGATACAGTAACCGACTTTGTAATAAAACGTCGAGGTAAAAGACATGACTACTTCACGGCATGTTTACCATTCCTACAAAAAGGAGATGCAGTAACATTACCATTAGGAGATTCGGCACCAATCATAGGATTAGGAGTTGAAACACAAACATCATCAGGCGCAAAAATCGCTTTTGAAACTGATAAATCTTCAGGCACAGCCTATGTAAGACATTGGGATTCAGAGAGCCAAGTTGGAGGACTTATAGCAGAAGAAGATCTCAATAACTTAGGCTTCCCCAATATCAGAGCAGACCTTTCAAACGCAACAGCCGCAACAATAAATCAACTCAGAGAAGCCTTTCAAATACAGAAACTCTTCGAGCGCGATGCGCGAGGAGGAACACGTTACACCGAAATAATAAAAGCTCATTTCGGAGTAACATCACCAGACGCAAGACTTCAACGCCCCGAGTATCTCGGAGGCGGTCATTCAATGATGAACGTCAATCAAATAGCACAAACATCATCAACAGATGTTACATCACCACAAGGTAACCTGGCCGCATTCGGCACAGTATCCTTTAGCAATCATAGCTTTAATAAATCATTCACAGAACATGGAGTAATCATAGGTCTAGTCTCAGTGAGAGCAGACCTTAACTATCAACAAGGCCTCCACCGTATGTGGAGTAGACAAACAAGGTTTGACTTCTACTGGCCAGCCTTAGCACATATAGGCGAACAGGCCGTACTATCAAAAGAAATCTTCGCAGATGGCACACCTGGAGACGATTTAGTATTCGGTTTCCAAGAAAGATTCGCAGAGTACCGATACAAACCTTCATTAGTAACTGGACAATTCAGATCCAACTACGTACAAACCTTAGATTCATGGCACCTGGCACAAAAATTTGCAACCAGGCCATTACTAGACAATGACTTCATAGAAGAAAATCCACCAATAGATAGAATAATTGCGGTACAAAACTTTCCGCATATTATCTTCGATGCATACTTCGATTTGAAGACCGCTCGACCTATGCCAACTTATGGCGTACCAGGTCTAGTAGATCACTTTTAAAATACACTTTTCTCTATAAAGTGGGTCCCCCTTGGTCTTGATTGACCAGGAGGGATTTTTACAATATAATTAAGCGATAGAGAAAAGAGTAAAAATGGATCTAGCTGGAATCATACCAGGCGCAATATCAGCCTTTGGAGTAAGTCAACAAAATAGAGTCCAAAGACACCAAGCTAGAGAACAAATGCAATTTCAGGAACGCATGTCTAGTACGGCCTTTCAAAGATCAATGGCCGATATGAAATTAGCAGG